ACAAGTTCCTGCCGTCTGTCCGGGAGACAACATTCCCAACATAAATGCCCTTCTCCCAGACCATAGCAAATCCCTGCTCGCCTTTATTGCGCAACCGGAAAATCATATGCCCGATTCTATCCAGCGTGTCCTCGTCCAGATTTCCGAAAACATCCACACACACACGGCATGCGTTGTGCGTGGGATATTTATTATCCAGCCGCCAAGTGTATAAACTCATCGAATGCCCCCTTAGAACATCTTGATCGTTCCACGTTTCACGCCCGCTTTAAAAGCCTGATACGTGACGCCCACGATGCAGTCCCACAAGTTCTTGTGCCGCTTATTCCGGCGATACGGAAAAACAGTGTGCACGCCGAGATATTCACCGTCAAGCCCACGCAGCACCTTATTGTCCTCGACCCATACCTTATAACCATAGCAAAAATGCCAGCCATCAGCAGCTACCTTCATGCTTTACCTCCTTACCCACTGTTCATTCAGCAGGATCTCATAATAAAAATTGCCATCATTGCTCTGATACTGAAACCTATAAACTGCCATGCCGCCATACTTCTTCTGGGCTTCCGCCTCGAACTTATGCGCCTCTCGTTCGTCTGTAGTCTTAAACAGTAACTTCATTTTGCATCCTTTCTCCCCGTCATGCCGTTAGGTCAGCGCCGTTGTTAAGCTTCAACAAGCCTCCACAATTTAATAATCCTCTTCGCTTCCTGATCTGTCGGATTGCTTGGTTTCCCGAACCTGTTTCTGAACTCGTAGTGCATCGAGCCATCTGTGTATATGTACTGCTTGAGCCGTACTTCCTTGTCGTATCCCGTTCCCTTCCAAACCTTAACCACTTTCGCCATATTGTCTCCCTTCTGCCCTGCCTCGGGGCTGTGCGATTCCTTATGCCATTTTATTGATAAGTTCAAAAAGCATTTCGTGCTCTTTCCAAGTTATCTTATCTCGCTGGTATGCAATATCGATTCCATCTGCTCCGTAAAAAACATTCTGGATTGCATCTTCACGGTCTTTCGCTTCGATAATCCTCTGGATGAATTTCTTAAACATGTTCGTGCCCTCCTTATCCCTCCACAACTAAATCGAATTTATCAACTTCATACATCGCCAAATCATATGGTAAACCGGTGAACTCGATCAACATGCTGATCAGTGCGTGGTCTTTATTTGCTCTCATCTTAGATATTGCTTCGGCGGTCGGATAGCTTTTCACATAATCCATACTGAACTGGTCGACCTTGCCTGTCTCGCGATTTGTTATTTTAAGAACCTTCATTTTTGCTACCTCCGATTTTTTTTATTTCAAGTTATCTGGTTTTCAAGATCCTGACCGGCGCTGGGCTCGTCCAAGACCCTTACTGGCTTTCGTCACTCGATTTATTTCTATGGTCTAAGATTAACTCTGTTTCCCCTATATGTCAACAATTTTTTTAATTTTTTTTAAATCCAAGGGCATAAAAAAGCGACCTCCTAGAGATCGCTTAATTTTTGGAGTGTTGCCCGATACAGCTTCGGCTGTAGAACGCTCAACGCAGACATAAGTTCGTCCATCACCGGAATGATGTCCTCCGCTTTTCTCCCACGTATCGCTTCGGAAAACTCTGTCTCACTGCTATAGCTGTAACCCGGCTCCGATACCGGAACCACGCTGACCTGTGGCGTTTTCTGCCCGGTCAGGTGATCCAGTATCGTATAATACGCAGCCAGTTTTATACAGGTCTGTGCGTTTGGATTGCGCTGCCCCTGACACTCGGCTATAGCTTCCTGCAGATCTTCAACGCGAATCATTTTTCAATCTTCTGAATGAAGCGCTGGAACTCCATGCGCGTGCGCTCATCCGGCGCTTTCCGCATAAGCTCATGCAGCTCTTCGACCATATCTTCATTGTCCATAGAGTAGCCGTCAGACCTGCGGCTGTAACGCCCCATAGCATCCCTGCGGGCATTCCTGCGTCCTCTTGCATAACTTCTATCATCAACGCGATATCCGGCGTCCATGCGGCTATATTCGCCGTCACCCATCATCTCGTCTGCTTTAAGCAGGTTCTTTTTTGTATGGGCAAGCATATCAGCATACTGGATCTCAGTCGCTGACAGCTTCCCTTCCTTTTCCACTTTCCGCTCGAGCTCATCCAGCTCATCGCAGATATACTCCATCAATTTATGCATATCATTCTCCTTATGCGATTCTCGTAATGGTCAGGTTTGCATTCTGTACAGCGATCTGCGGTGCAGGCGTTACCGTTGGATCAAGGGATGCAGGAACGGCATCCACACTCAAGCTGAAACAACAGCACCTCGGAACTTTTATGATCGCTGTACTTGTTACGTTTCCATAATTGTCACCGGCTGCGGCGGGAACATAAATCGCCTTGCTTGTCAGCCTCGGCTCACCATTAACCGCAAGCGCTACAGCAATGCCGCCCGCCGGTACCGTTCCACCCGTTGGCACCGCAATATTGCCGTTGAACGTAACCTGATACTGTGCAAACTGATTACAACCGCAACCGCCATTGTTAGAACGTGCACCCCTGAGAATAAAATTCCCTGTCTGACCTTCGTGGTAAACATTACCATTTGTGCAGGGAATAGATGTATCAAACAGGATCGGCGCATTAAGCGCTACCGTCTGCACTTCATTTTTGAGAAATTCACAAGCCATAGCACGTCCTCCGTCAGCCGTTGCAGCCGCAACCGCATCCGTTGTTATTGCAAGTGAAGATCGGTGTCCTGCCGTATACCGGCGTTGTCGGAACCGGGCAATTGTTCAGGCGGTTATACAGAGCATCAACCTCGTTAGCAAAGCCCTGAGCAATGAACGCGTTCTGAGCTGTCTGCGATGCCGCAAGATTTGCCATATTAAGCTGATTCTGCAAACCAACATTTTCACGCTGTGCCTGAGCAAGCTGTCCCTTAACGCCATCCAGCTCGAGCGCACACAGCTTATCAAGGATCGCCTGCGTTCCACGTGTCTGGGAATCGATGATGTCCCTCGTGTTATTCGCATCGGCAAAGCGGGTCGCATTGCCCTCATTCTGAATGATATTCTGTGTCTGGCAATTTGCAAGACGATTCTCACAACAGCAATCAGCGAACTGAGAACCTATCTGATTAAAGCCCTGCAGCATTGCTGTCTGAGCGCCAAAAGCCTGCTGCATGTTTGCGATCTGCCTGCCATTAGCCGCGATTTCCGCCTGTGCAAATCCATTGGCAACTCCGGCGTTTACTCCGGCAAAACCATTGCAAAGCTGTGTGGAGATATCGCCAACAGCATCGCGGATAGAAGTAATGTTGTTGTTGAGCATCTGATCACGGAACCCCGTGTTCGTGACTTCTGCCTGATTCATCCACGGATACAGACCGCCTGCACCGCCGCCTGCGTTTCCATAGCCGCCCCATCCATTGTTGCCAATGAGCAGGAAAAGCAGAAGAATCCACCAACCTGAGCCGCCGAATCCATCGCAAAAGCCGTTGTTTCCACCGCCGCCATACATCGGCGCTACCGGCATAACCATGTTGTTGCTACCTTCGTCTGTAAGTGCCATATTGTTTCCTTTCTACCGCTAACTCATGCGGTCAGCGATCATGCTTCCATTTTGCATGACCGGTTAATAAGTTATTATTTCAAAAAGCCCTGCGGCATTTTTGACACGATGGATTGTGCCCGCTGTACGGCACGATTATACTGCTCCTGCGATATCTGCCCGCTGTTGAGCATCTGCTGGATCTGCTGTTGTGCATCTCCCCGGAACATCTGCCTGAACTGATTAAACTGCTGCAGGAAATTTCCGCCCCCGCCCATCATCTGATTATAAAGCTGATTCGCCATGATCCACTCCCTTCATAAGTTCATCCAATCGCTGATTAAGCCGCTTTTCAAGCTCGGCAAGGTCTGTCTTTGTAATGTAAGCCTCTTCGGGCTTTGCCTGCTGTGCATCTGCATTCCCCCGGATCTTATAATCCAGAACCTGCATCGAAGGGATGCCGCGCGCATCTGCCGATTTTACATAAATAACATCAGATTCGGAATCCCACAAGGTCACCGTAGCTCCCGGCGCTACCATATAAGACTTAGCGCCCGCTTCTCCCTGCACCCAGACAATTCCGCTTTGCTGTGGCTGCATGGATGGCTGTGGCGTTTGTGCCTGCGGATAATACTGAGGATATCCATAATTGTAATATGCCATTGCTTACTCCTTACTCCTTTTTATACCAGTAATACTGCGGGATTTCATGTGTGGAATCCCATGAATCATAAAGAACACCGTCAACAACCGTTGCAACATGCCCGCCGAATCCAAGAACAAATGTGCCATGTGGATTATCCCGGCAAAAATCCTCTGCCGTATAACACTCCGGACATGTATTCGGGATTGCTTCTCTGTAAAAGCCGTGCTTCCGCAGCACCGCACCCCACACACTGTCGGATGATGGCATGTCGCACATGTCGTATCCAGCCATTACAATATTTATATAAGCCGTCTCCCAATCCATATCGAGTGCCTTTGATACAGCGCGCACGGCACAATCGCCCACACGCCTGCCTGCTGGATTTGGATTATATCTTTCAAAAGCCATCTTCATCACCTCGCAACAAATAAATTTTTGCATAAAGAAAAGCCCCTGAGAATGACCTCGAGGGGCTTTTTGAATGACACTTAAGGAAATATACCAAAACCGAATAAAAACGCGCCTGTGAGCCGCGTGTGGCGTTACCGGGCTATTGTAAGCTCGACCACAACCGCGTCACCGTCTCTATATTCCAAATCCTGCAGCGTCTGCTTCGGAATATATATCGTGCCGATGACCGGCGGCAAATCGCCAGCCACTACCTCTTTAAATCTGATCGTGTTTTTCGTTTCCTTTTCCTTCATAAATTCAACTTTCATTTTTTTACCTCCCATAATGAAAATATCCAGTAGAATCAACATATTCATACCACCAATCATTGCCGTCAAAGTAAGCATAACCGGTCGCATGACAAAGTTCTTCTCCGTGATCTGTGGAAAAACTTTTGTCGAATGGCATTTCCGCCAGCCTCATATAAGCCATTATCCCACCTCCTCTCTGGCTTTCTTATGAGCGTAAGCCTCCTCAACATTGTCAATCTGAACCGCCGCTTTTACTGGATTGTCCGAAAGAACAAGCAGTGCAGAATAAACGCCCTTCAACATTGTCTCCCTGTAAGCTTCGGCATCCGTTATGCCCTCCCATTTAACGCCCTGTCTTACCCGGCGGTCTATATCCTTTAAGACTGCCTCGATGTCCTTGTCCTCGTAAATAAATTTTGCCATATTGCACCTCCTTATGCATTTGCAAGCCTTGTCAGCTGCTTGTTATACTTAACCAGTTTCCTGCGGGCTATCACCTTCTGCTTCGGAGTAAGGAACCCGGTACGGTTCAGGAACTCGCAAAAGCTGGAAAGAATCGGAGCGTCTACTCCATTAAAGCCCACGCCATTTCTATTGTGCGTCTCGCCGTCTGCCTGCTCGTCTGCAGTCTGCTCGGCATAGATTTTCTTAAGCGCTCCATACAAAACTTTATCGTTTGTCTGGATGAGCTGTCTGATCTCGTCCTCTGTCCAAATACGCTTCTTCATTGCGATTACCTCCTTAAAATCTATCCTTCCTGCTCGGATTGTGCTTCATGCGCATTCCGGTAGCAACTTCAACAATAACAACATCTTTATAGCCTGCGGCTACCCACTTTGTAGCCTTTTCAAAAGCCTCATCAAGTCTTTCAGCTCTATCGCCTTCCCAGATTCCTACATAGATTTTGTAATTTACACAACTCTTCATTTTCTACTGCCTCCCTTTCAAATACTATCTTCCCTTGATGGTATAGTAACTCTGATGCCTTACAATGTCAAACATTTTTTTAACTTTTTAGATAAAAAAATATCCCTCATTACTGAGGGATATGTGCTGCAAGTTTATCCTGCGCATTGCGCACAATTCTTTTTACATGCCGTACAGATAAGTCGAATTCTTCAGCAAGCGGTTCATAGCAGATGCCGTCCAGCCACCTGCGTTTTAAAATCTGCCTGTCTCTGGCATTGTGAATCCATTCATCAATTAAAGCTACGATTTCAGTTCTCGATAGATCACCCATTATCTCCAAACATTGCTCCCCACGTCAGCCTGCCACACCAACCATCTGCATCCAGCCCATGATCGCGCTGATATGCCCGGAGAGCAAAATCGGAGTTTGTACCGAAATCCTCATCTACAACAATCGGCTGCCCGTCTACGCCGACATAGCCGTCAGCACGAAGGATGCGCTGCATCGTTCCAACATCCTTCCCGGAATCACCGATATGAATCGTCTTAAAACTTCTCATATAGTCTGTCCCCTCACCGCCGGAGTAATAGCTCCAGACCTTCTCTTTGAATTCTTCCCACGTCCAGCTCGTATTCCGCCCATTGTTAAGCACATACGGATTCGGGCAAATCTTGCCGGTCACATCGTAATGCCTGATAACATGGTCGATGTCGATGCCATATTCGTGCATGAGCTGAGCGACAAGCCACGCAGCAGAATCCTGTGTCTCTTCGGTAAAATACCAAAGATTAGAATCGCCATCGAGATCTTTTTTAGTAGTTTCTGCCGCACAACCACATTCGATGCCGATGGAATTCCAGTTATCACAAATACCGTAATACTGGTGACCGCCCTCGCCCTGCAGACCACCGCCGCAATGATATACAACGCCTTTACGCGGATCAACAGCCTTATAAATCTTGCCCGCAATCGTTACGTTGTAATGCCCGCCGTAACCGTAAGTCCCCCGGCTTGTATAAATATATGGATTATCTGCATTCGGAACTCCAAGATAATGCAAGACGATCCAGTCAAGCGGATTATTGCCGCGTGGTCTCGGGATTCGATTTTCACTGGTAATATCTATAATTTCATGCATCGGCTCTGCCTCCACATCGTACTGCGTAAGATTGTGTTTTTTGATAATATCCATAATGGCTCGGCTGTACTCCGGGTCGGTACAATAGCCCCGGCTTCTTACGCCTTCAATGAGTGTCCACGGATCGCGCGTGCCAAGCAGATCTCTATATTTGTACTTTCCGCTGTCCAGCTTTGCGTCTCTCAAAAACTGGCAGAAATCAGCAAGCCCATCATAATATGAATCGTAAACCCGAAACTCTGCTTCTACAGTGATCTTTTTGCCGTTTTTCCATTCCGGTGTCTTTTTGGTATAAACGCCGCTATGCCAATAATCGCTCGTCCACGTATCGTTTAAGAGGTCAACCTTCATGCCAACCGTGTTGTAGATTCCCGGCTGAGATAGGTCTGTGGAGCCGTATCCGGTCTCCTGACACGTCTGAGCGATCAACACGGACGGTAAGTAGTTAAAAGCATTTGCGGCGCTCTGTGCGACTTCTGCGATGCGTGAGAGCCATTCCTGCTCTGTCATAAGCCTTCTCCCGTATCGGCGCTATCCTTGATTTTCTTAAGCCGGTCGTGAAGGAAGGACGGAATCGGCACGCCTGCCTGATCAAGATTTTCAATTACTGACAGCACTTCCATGATCACAATATAAATACTTGCGAATCTTGCCACATGAATGTCCTGCAGAACCGGAATGGCATACTCCGTCACAAAAGCAATAACTACCACAAGGAACTCGCCGCCTTTACGGAAAAGACCCTTGCGCATCTTCGTGCTGTCCCATGTGCCATTTACACTTGCCTGAATCCAGCCGGTAATGATATCCACGGCAATCCAGATAGCAGGCAGCAGGAAAAGCCAATAAATGCTCGTATAACTAATATTTGTTAAATCCAATTTCTTATTCCCTTTCTATTTTTTAGCTTCAGACAATAAAAACGATTTAATCTAACCCGGCATCCAGATCACCTCGCTTTCCGCGAACTCATAAAATGATTTTATCACCATACATTTTCTGATACAACAAAAAAGTGCCGGATTTCCGGCACTTTTTCAGAAAGGAGCAAAACCATGAAATCTTGAACGCACACTTCCCTAACAACCATAAAAATTATAAACCTCAAAAACGCTTTTTGTCAATTATTAAAATGGGCGTTTTCTGTCACTGACAAAGATTCTGTCACGGGTATGCGTTCGGGAACTTGTACGGTCACATCAGAAAAGCCATCGACACCATCAGCTGGTGTGTACTGTCCGTTTGCGGTAGCTGTCAGCGGTT